GCAGAAGCTGAAGAAGAGGAAGAGGATGATGATGTTGCAGAATCCCCATTTGTTTCTCTATCAAAGGATCTTTTCAAACTTGGTGTATTTACACAAGATGATGATGAAGAGAATGCAGTTATTGAAACACCAGAACAATTCCTGGAAAAATTCAATGCAGAAAAGAAGAAAGGTGCAATCGAGATCGTTGATAACTTCATTGGTCAGTTTGGAGAAGATTATCAAAAAGCGTTTGATGCCATATTTGTAAAGGGTGTAGATCCTAAAGATTATTTTGGCGTATATAACAATGTAGTGAACTTTGCTGAATTGGATTTGTCTATTGAAGACAACCAAGTGAGAGTTATCAAACAAGCTTTAACTGATCAAGGCTTTGATACAGAAGATGTCACTACAGAAATTGAAAGACTTAGAAACTACGGTGATTTAGAAACAGTTGCTAGCAAGCATCATAAAGTGCTTGTTAAGAAGGAAGCAGCAAAGTTGCAACAAATAGAGCAACAAGCTGAACAACAACTTCAGCAGAAAGCAATGATTCGAAATCAGTATATTCAAAACGTTCAGTCTGTCCTTCAAGACAAATTGAAAACAAAGGAGTTTGATGGAATTCCATTAAACCCCAAATTGGCATCAGAACTACAAGACTTCCTTTTGGTAGACAAGTACAAAACTCCTTCAGGTGAAACCCTGACAGATTTTGACAAGACTATCCTGGAACTTAAGAGACCTGAGAACCATGCTGCGAAAGTTAAGCTGGGACTTCTTCTTAAGATTTTAGAAAAAGATCCTACGCTATCTACCATCCAAAGAACAGGAGTGACTAAGAAGTCAACTCAGTTGTTTGAGGAAGTTGCGAGACAGACTAGTAAAAAACCTAGTTCTGGTGGCAATGCTGGAAAAGCAAACTCATGGTTCTTATAAATTAAATAAAACAAAGTAAAAAACAATGGCAATTCAAACAATCCCAGGTTTAACTGGCTTTACCTACGCTCGCGTTGCGTCAATGGACAAACGTGCCGTAGGAAAGCTAACAGATTCAAATCACTTGGAGTCGTTTCACTCTACTGAGCCAGCTGACTACGACAAGAAGATTATCTCCTTGTACACTCAGAGCTCATTGTATAGCAATGACTTCCTTGATATGATCAACAAGTCCACTCCTTATTACATCGACAACAACAGCGATTCTTGGAAGTGGGATGTTCAAGTTCCTTACAAATTCCCTAAAATCATCGACATACCCACCTCCACTGTTGAGTTGAGTAAGCCAGGTATTGATGGTCAGGAATTTCAGGTGGTATTGGACACTAACGAATTCTCTAAGAACGCTATCGTTTCTGTAGGTTCTCGTCAGTATGGTCCAAGATTTTACGCTGTAAAAGATCCAGTTCCTTGGAATGCAGGTTTCCTTTACACTTTCACATTGGTGTCTGACAATCCAGTTATGGATTTTGTAAGTCGCACCTTCTTGCAAATTGGTATCGAACTTGAGTTGGTTGATGCTGCAATTGGTGAATTTGATCAGGATCTTCTTGGATTACCAAGACTTGGTGAGAAAATCACTATGTTCGAATCTCTTGGTTCTGGATATGGTTTTGAGCACCAAGTAACTGCATGGGCTGATGATAAGACTATGCGTGATGCTTCTGGCAAACCTCTTGATATCTTGGTGTACGCTCCTCAGCGTAGAAACCAACTTCCTTTAACTCGTAATGATGTTAAGTGGGAGCCATTCGTAGAATTCATGTTGAGAAAAGCAATGCTTGAACTTAAGGTGAAGCGAATGATCTGGTCTAAGCCAGGCACTGTAAAAACTAATGGTTCTAAGCAAGAATTGAAGCGTGTATCTGCTGGTGTTTACCACAGAATGCGTAACAATGGTAACTTGGTACAATACAATCGTGGAGAATTCTCTGCAAACCTTATCCGTTCCGTATTTGGAGACTTGTTCTACAGACGTGTGGATGTTAAGGACAGACGAGTTAAAATGTACACTAACGAAGCTGGCTTCGATGTTTTCCAACAAGCTCTTAAGACAGATGCTTTGAATTCTGGCCTTACTTTCATGGCAGATTCTGGAAATAGATATTTGCAAGGAGAAGGACAACACATCACTTACAACTTTGCATTCGATGCAATGGTAACTCGTGAGACTGGTCGTGTTGAACTTATCCACTTGAAAGAACTTGATCTTCCTCAATCCAACTTGGAATTTGGACAGAACAAGAAGTCCACTCCTGTGTTCATGGTATTTGATGTATCTCCAATGTCTGATGGCTCTATGGTCAACAACATTCGTGAGGTGAGAATGCAAGGTGCTCCTTCTATGACTTGGGGTTATATTGATGGACGTAGACACCACTTAGGCTTTGCTAAGTCTCAGGGTATGTCTTCTGCCAACAAATTCCCAGGATATGAGATCTGGATGCAAGATCGTTGCGATGTATTCATCGAAGATTTGTCACGAACTGTTCTCATCGAAGAGATTCCACAGTTCTAATATAAAATCTCCCCTCGTGTCAATCATGAGGGGAGTTTTATTCCTCTTTAAAACAGAGTGTGGGTCAGTGAGCCTAGCCATTTGATTGGTGCACTCTGCAAGCAAACCAATAATCATCAAATAACTACGTCATGGGTAAATTAGGGAAAATCTCCACGATTAAGAAGGAGTACAACAGTGCTGGCATGCAAACCATGCAAGGAGGATTATCACAAAGAGGGTTATCAAGAATTCCAGGAACTGGGGTTTTTAAATATCCTTATAAGGAACTTGATGGAAGATACAGAACAGGCTTAGATGCTGAAGCTGCTTACATCAAAAGAATTGCTGATCCTACTGAGCGTGAGCTAGAGGTTGAACGTGTAACAGCGTTAAGAGAAAAACTTGAAGATGCTTTAGGAGGAATAGATCTTGGACCAAGATCAGTTTTCTGGAACTATGGCTTATCAAAGTCTACAGAAGACACCACTCACGTGCAAACTGTAAAACTTCTTGATGGTGATAACTACTTCGATTTGTCAATTTCTTTTCAAGAGCTTGCTTTCTCTTGGTTGAGAGTTCATCCAACTGTTGCAAGTTCATATCAAGCATGGGAAAGAGGTGACTATCCAGCAGATACACAATTCTACGTTGTAGATGACGATATCGAAAATGCTGTAGTGTTCAAAAAGAAACAATTGATCAACAAGGCAATCTCCAAGTTTGACGCAATGTCTCCTGAGAAGAAAAGAAAAGTTGCAAGACTTTTAGGACTTCCAGTTACAGAAGATTCAAAAGAAGATTTTGTATACAATCAAGTGGATAATGTTCTCAAGCAGACTGAATTCTCATCTGGTAAATACCAAGGATTGTCAACAGTCGAGGTGTTTAACAGATTTGCAGACATGAAGGAAAATTTACTCCATATCAAAGATTTGGTTAAGCAAGCTATTGCACATTCAGTTTACAGAGTTAAGTCCAGTGGACGTGTCTTTGAAGGTGAATTTGAACTAGCAAAAGATGAAGAAGAGTTGGTGAAGTTCTTAGCAAATGATGATAATCAAGATGAACTAATCACTCTAGAACAAAAGTTGAAATCTAAGAAACTCGCTTCTGTATGATACCTGTAGATAGTTTATTATATAAAATTGATCAAAAACTAAATAAACTATCGACTAATGAGCATCAACAGATTCCACTCGAAGATAAAATACTTTCGCTTAATGAAGCTCAAATAAAGCTCATAAAACAAAAGGTTGATGGATTTAGTGTTGTTAGTGGTTTGGGACTGGACTCGTTTAAAAAACGTTATGAAGACTTACAAAGACTTGTAATTAATTATAATGTTGGTGTATTAAACCTCCATCTCAAAAACCAAGTGCTAAATCAGTGGTCAGCAGATATTGATTTGCTTGATCCAAAGTACATGTTCTACATTGACAGTTATGTTTTAGCTGACAAGGGAGTGTGCACTGATCGACAAATTTGGATAAATAAAGATTTGGCAAAACATGGTGATTTACAGTTCTTAATGAACAACGTTCACTATAAGCCATCATTCGAATATCAAGAGACATTTAATTTTATCTCCTCAGATGAAATTAGTATATTCACAGACGGAACGTTCACTCCATCTGCAATATACATCTCTTATATGAGATACCCCATCTACATTGATAAGGCAGGCTACATCAAGTTTGACGGTCAACCATCTACGGATGTTAACTGTGAACTTGAAGCCTATCTGGAAGACGAGTTAGTAGATTTAACTGTCCAGAACTTAGCAATGTATACAGAGAATGCTTCTGCGGTACAGAGTGCCCAGTTCAGAATACAAACAAATGAATAAATAAACTTAAAAAACAAAAAACAAAAAAATGGCTGATTTCTCGTTAACCACCCTTTTTGTAGTTCCAGTAGGGCAAACTTCGCTCCCTAGTTCTGGTTCTACTCAGGATCTAACCGCTGGTCAAGTTGGTTTTTTCAGAAACGATTATAGTATTGCTACAGCTGGTAACATTGCAGCTGCGCCATACTTCTATGTAGCTCAAGGTAGACAAAACACCTACCTACAAGGCTCTAAGCGTTCTGATAAAATCAAGGGTTGTCCTTCTGGTTCAGGTTGCTCATCTAACGTAACTGAATGGTACAAAGTATCAGGTTGCGGTACTCCTGCTGTCCAAATCACTGATGTGACTAATTGGAACGTACAGTGTGGAGAAATTGTGACTCTTACATTAAGAGGTCACTCTAGTTATCTTGACACCTTGTACTTCAACGGTTTCACCCGTTCAGTAACTGTACAAGCTCCTTGCTGTGATTGTGGTGCTGATCCTTGTGCTGACGTTAACACTAACGCATTGATCAACCAGTTCATTTATCAATTGAGCCTTGCAGCTCCTGGTAACAACCCTGACAACATCACATTGTCTGATTTCTATACTTTCCAAAACATAGGTGGCACTATCCTTCGTATTTCTGGTAAGCCTCTTACTAAGTATGGCCAGCCTTGTGATATTGCTGCATTCCCTTGGGAATATGACAGAATGTACTTCCGTACTTTTGTATACCAAGGTCCTGCTACCACTGCTGACTTCATTGTTGCTGACAACTGTGACATCGTAGCTAACCCTGTTGTTGTTCAGAGATCTTCTTATCCAACTGGTACTGCTGAAGAAATTGCTCAGCTTGAGAAGAACTTCTACAGCTATCAGGCTGGTTACTTGAAGCATTTGTTCAGAATGAATGGATACAACGAGAACTTTGAGACTTATGTAAGCACTGGTACCATTTATGATACTTATTACATCAAGTTCAATCAATATGACCGTTCTGCTTATCAGTGGGGTGATTACATCTATGAGGATAGCATGGTAATTCTTGCTGCTCCTAATGCTGCCACTCCAGGTAATGCTGGTATTGCCACCGCTGTTGAAGCTGTTCTTGAAGCTGCTCTTGGTACTGTAGTTGACAACAATGTTTGTATAACTACCACTACCACCACTACTTCTACGCCTCCAACAACTACTACCACTACTAGTACTTTAATTCCTTAATAGTAGGTACGTTAAAATTTCTAAAACCTATGCCAGAGGATGAGAGGATTAGTTCTCAAAGTCCTCTGGCATTTTATTTATAACTCCCATGCCAACTCTGAATTTAGATATTCTTGTAGTTCCAACATACAGCACGTTAACACTTGCTGTTGCTGATGCTTCTACATATCCAACTACACCACCAAACGTTACATCTCCATCTATTGAGATAAATGTTCCTAATTTTGGGATAGTAAATCTTCCATTTGTTGTTAATACATTGAATGTATTTACAAGTTCCAACTTAGGTATTTCACCACTTGGTAACGACCCACTTCCTGATGGTATCTACTATCTAAAGTATTCAGTGGCTCCAGCAAACGTAAACTTTGTTGAAAGGACCATCATGCGTGTAGAAAGGCTTCAAGAGAAGTTTGATGGAGCATTCATGAGACTTGACATGATGGAGTGTGACAGAGCGATTAAGACACAATCTAAGGTGGAGCTAACAACTATATCATTCTTTATCAATGGAGCTCTAGCAGCTGCAAATAATTGTGCTACAGTTGAAGCAAATAGATTGTATCTTCAAGCTGACAAAATGCTGAACAACTTCTTAAGAAATAATTGTGGATGTTCAGGAAATAATTATGCAACAGTAACAACGTATTATTAATATGGCAAAGTGTTCAAACTGCGGAGCAAGTGTTGGATGTGGATGTAATCTTAAAAACGGAATGTGTGCATTTTGTGCACAGAAGAAGAAAGATGAAATCACAGTTGTTGCACCATCAGATAAAAATTAAAAGACATGCTACAACCTAGATTAACCGCTGGTCCTGAATGTGTTGATATTCCAACATTATTAGGAGATATTGAATGCAAGATTACAGAAGTTGCAAAGAATCTATACAACAACACTGTATTTGCATTGAATATGCCCGTACCATTTACAACAATGATAGACCTTCTAAACTATAGAAGAATCTTGACATATAAGTATTGTAACCCAGATTACGCTAGTCAATTTAGCGTATGTCAAATAGCTAGTAAAGTAAAACTTCTAAAATATAAATAAATGAGCTGCTCTAATTGCTTTAATGGATGCACAGAAATCATATCTGATCAGTGCGTAAGATATACAGGATTTAATATTCCTGCCCTTGGTATTTCCAATGGTGATACACTTGCTAGTGTTGAATTACAAATTTCAACATTCATAATAGATTTGTCTACAGGTAATGGGATTATTCCTGTTATCAATCCAGCTGATCTCTGCTCATTGGTGAGTGGGTTTCTTCCAGTGTCTGGTGACATTACTCTCAATGATGTTATATCAGCATTGATTCGATCAATTTGCGCTCTAAAAACCAGTGTTACAGCAATTGAATCAACACTCACCACCCTTAATGCCAATTACACAATTGGATGTCTTACAGGTGTAACAGCATCATCTGATACACATGACATTCTCCAAGCAGCTATTAATAAACTCTGTGCAACAGCTGTTGATCTAACAGCATTAGAAATTGATGTTGATACAAACTATGTTAAGCTTGCTGATTTAAATAGTCTTATTCAAGCCTATTTGAATAGCATTGCCCCATCTAATCTTTACAAGAACAAAATGGTGCCATACATTGCGTATGAGTATTATGGCTCTCTTACAGGTTTTGATGTTACAGGAGCAGGCTCTGGATTATTCATAAACGTATATTTGTGTAATGGTAGCAATGGTACACCAGACAAGAGAGGACGTGTTGCTGTAGGAACTACAGATGGAACTATGGCTGGTACAATAACAATGAGTTCAATTGTCAATCCATCTACACCAGGTAATCCGAGCTATTCATTGAATGGTTTAGCAGGTGCGAACAATGTCACTTTAACAACAAATCAAATTCCTTCGCACACGCACACAGCTACAGGTACATCTACATCAACAGCTACTCCTCACAGTCACTTCATTGCTAAGAGTGGTGCACAAGCTGGAGATTTAGATACACAACCTCTTGATACTTTGTTTGATGCAGGCGATAACTACTCTTACAATCTTAAACAAACAGTAGGAACTGCTGATAGAGGGCCAACTAGCAATGCAACAGTAGTTGTTACTACCAGTACTAGTGTAGTTGTTGATGTAACAGGTGGTGGTCTATCACACAATAACATCCAGCCTACAATAGGTGCATATTACATAATGTATATTCCATAAAACTATGCCATTCAATACTAATTGCCCAGGATGCGGATCTTTAGGTCCATGTGGTTGCAGCGGTGATCAATGTGATTTTGTATCTTCTGACAATGTTAAATATATAGGCCCAAACCTAGCAGGAACAGGAATACAAAGCTGTGATGATCTCACAGTTGCATTACAGAAGATTGACAATGCAATTGCTCTTATAGAAGCACAGATCTCCCCAACACCACCTACAACAACCACAACAAGTACATCAGCTGGTCCAACTACTAGTACAACTAGTACAACAACTTCAAGACCTGGATATTATTCTTGGTATTTAGGAGGACTAGCAAATATTGCAAACCCATGTACAGCAGCTATACTACTGCCTATATTGTATACATCTGTTCCTGTACTAGCAAATGGTGTAGTTTTATACACCAACACTGCTTTAACAACTACTTACAGTGGATATATTTACATAACCAATTTAAGTACTAGATGGACAGTATCAAGTGGAGGAGTGTTGAGTGCAGCGAATTCTTGCTAAAATACAATTAAACAACCAAGCTTATGAGTGCTATATGTGGAGCTGAACCATGTCCTCTTTTATTATCTTCTTCCTGTGTATTTTATCAGGGAGAAGATTTGTTATATATTGGCGTACAAACCAATGACAACTTACAACTTGTCATACAAAAGATCAATCAGGCTTTTATAAACTCTGGCATAGGCTACATTTTTAATAATGGTATAACTCAAACAACAATTAGTAGCCCAGTTCAGCTTGGTGGGAGTTTAATACAAAACACAACTATTCTTGGTAATTACACTCTGACATTACAGGGTAATGTTCAGGCTGCAAAGCATATAACAACAGGTGGTACAGCCTTACAGTTTGTCAAAGGTGATGGTACACTAGACAGCTCATCTTTTCAACCTCCAGGAAACTACATCACAGCTCTTTCTGGTGATGGTGTAGCCACAGGACCAGGTGCTGTACCTTTCACGCTAACCACTGTTAATTCAAATCCAGGAACTTTTGGAGCAGGGTCTTTAATCCCTGTAGTTACAGTGAATGCCAAGGGACTAGTTACTAGTCTTACAACAACACCATTAGTAACAGCTCCACAATCAATCACCTTCATAGGTGATGTATTTGGAACAGGGTTTACACAATCCACAATAACATTAATATTACAGAATGTTAATCCTAATCCATACGTTAGTATAACACCATTAAAGTTTGCTGTAAATGCAAAAGGACTGGTTACAGCAGCATCCCCTATTACAGCTGGTGACATTATATCTATATTAGGATATACACCAGGAACAGTTTCTTCTGTAGGAATAAGTGTTCCTCCAGCATTTGCTGTTTCAAGTAGCCCAATTACAACATCTGGTGTTATTAATATATCAGCAATTGGAACAGCTTTACAATACATCAAAGGTGATGGATCATTAGGCACTGCTCCAATTAGCACGTCTGGTACTGCTGGAACAAGTGGAACAAGCGGAACTACAGGCACCTCTGGAACATCAGCTACATCAGGCACCTCTGGTACTAGTGGAACTAGTGCTACAAGTGGAACCAGTGGCACGTCAGGATCATCTGGCACTAGCGGAACTAGTGGATCAACTGGTACCTCGGGATCAAGTGGAACAACAGGGACATCTGGATCTTCAGGCACTACAGGTACAAGCGGTAGTTCAGGAACAAGTGGAACCACTGGAACAAGTGGCACTTCTGGTACTAGCGGTACCACTGGTCTTGATGGAACATCTGGCACAAGTGGCACAAGCGGTACAACAGGTACTAGTGGAACCACTGGTACAAGCGGTACGACAGGTACAAGCGGATCTTCAGGCACGAGTGGATCAACTGGTACATCAGGTTCTTCTGGTTTATCTGGAGATAGATTTGCCACTACATCAACCACAACATACACACTACAAGCACCAGGAAACCCAGGAACCATTACAGTGGGTCTTGGACTAGCATACACTGTAGCACAATCTATAATCATCGCATACGATGCAAATAATCACAACGAAGCTGAAGTAGTTTCTTACAACCCATTAACAGGTGTATTAAACTTTACAGTGTTTTCACTCACTGGCTCTGGTACATATTCTTCTTGGCAAGTCAATCTTGATGGTGCTACAGGTGGAGATGGTTCTTCTGGAACCAGTGGTACTTCAGGTACAAGCGCAACAGCTGGTACGAGTGGTACAACAGGTAGTAGCGGTAGCTCAGGCACAAGCGGATCAACAGGTGTATCAGGATCAAGCGGTACATCAGGCACTACAGGAATAGATGGAACAAGTGGCACTAGTGGTACGAGTGGAACTACGGGCACTAGTGGCTCTTCAGGAACATCAGGTACAACAGGAACTTCTGGTTCAAGTGGAACTAGTGGAACATCAGCCACTGATGGAACAGGAGGAACTAGTGGTACATCAGGATCGAGTGCAACATCTGGAACAACAGGTACAAGCGGTACGTCTGCTACATCTGGAACCTCTGGTACATCTGGTTCGTCAGGTACTAGTGGCACTTCAGGTACAGATGGTACTAGCGGTACCTCTGGAGGAACAGGTTCTAGTGGTAGCTCTGGTTCAAATGGTACTAGTGGTAGTTCTGGTACTTCTGGAGCAACTGGAACGTCTGGAGCAACTGGTAGTAATGGTACGAGTGGAACAAGTGGTACAAGTGGCTTAGCAGGTACATCATCAAGAATTGAAAGCAACTTTGTAGCAACAGCATCACAAACTACATTTACTATCTCAGGTGGTTATACCGTTGGACTAATAGATGTATATGTAAATGGTGTAAGATATCTTCCTACAGATTATACAGCCACTAATGGAACAACAGTGGTGTTAGCAATAGGACTATTGGCAGGAGATGCTGTCACAGTATTAAACTATACAAGTGCCATTATTCCTTCAATAGTAACAGGAAGTGGTACAACTAACTATATACCTAAATTCACAAGCAGTACAACAATTGGAGATAGTTTAATATATGACAATGGGTCCACTGTTCTTATTGGAACAACAGCTACACCTACACCAGTGGTTGGTGTTGCATTTCCATTGTCCGTTACATCAGCTCAGGCTACAAGAATAAGAATAGATTCTAGTAGAGGAGCACCAAATTATGCAAATGCTGGAGTGGGGCTGTATGCAAGTGATGTACAGAAGTGGTCTTTTGCACATTACAGCACAGACAGTGGAGTTAACTATGACTTTACTATTTACAATGATGCTTTGACATCAAGTGCATTATTGGTTAAAGGAAGCAATAGTAATGTTTTAATTGGAACTACAACGGATGCAGGATTTAAGTTAGATGTCAATGGCACTGGTAGGTTTACATCAAATTTAAGAACTGATGGTGTACTACAATGGAATGGTATAGTTGGTGCTTTATCTTATGGTAGTGGATTTGTTACAATGGAAACTAATTCAGCTACACAAATTAGATTAGTGACAAATGGTACCACTGCTTTAACATTAGCGACAAACCAAGCTGCTACTTTTTCAAGTAGTGTGACGGCTACAGGTGGATTAATATCAAACGGAGGTCCAGTTGGTTATGGAGGTGGCGAATTGTTTTTAAATGGACCTTCAAGTGGACAAAACGCAATTTATACAACTGCTGGCGGCTCTGTTCAAATGTTTTTTGACCATAGAGGAACAAGTAATACAGGTTCTTTTGTCTTTAGAAATGGAACAGGGGCTGCAACTACTTTACTAACCATAGCCTCCACAGGCGCAGCTACATTTGATACAACTGCTGCAACAAGTGCAATATTTAATTCTACAAATGCAAGTGGAGGATATATTGCATTTAGAAGAAGCGGAACAAATATTGGTTATTTAGGAAACTCAGCTCAATTAGGTATTGGAACATTAAATGCACTTGAATTACGAGCGGATAATAATTTGTTTTTAACTACTACTAGTGGTACTTTAAGTATTTTAAGTACAGGAAACGTAGGCATAGGAATTCCTAATCCAAGCTATCCATTATCAATATATAAGAATACTAATGGAGAAGCGGTTCTACAAGTTTATAATCCTAATTCAGGGAGTGGAGCATATAGTGCTATTTATTTAGGTAATGATTCACTCACAAATAGCGGAGGAATAGCAGTATTCAGTAGTACATTCACTGCTTCTGGTATGATTCAACCTAATTCATTGTATGTATCTGCAAATAGAAATGGTGGAATTTCAATAAATTCTGAAGAAGCAACTTCACCAATTAGATTTGGCACAGCAAATACCGAACGAATGCGCATTACTTCGGCAGGCATAGTTCAAGTAATGTCTGGAAATGAACTACGAGCATATCGTTCAGATAATACAAGATATGGAACATTTTACACTGATGGTCTTACTGTTAACCTTGCAGCAAGTGTTGACCCTTTAACCTTAACAACACCTGATAGAATTGTATTTAGTTCAGGTAGTACCGAACGAATGCGCATCACTTCGAGTGGCTTCTTAAAAGCAAAAGGTAGTGAAACTACATATTCAAATTTAGCAGGGCCATATCATGAATTAAGAACAGGTACAGCAGGAGATTGGACTGTATTTGTTTCTAATGCTTCTGGAAATCCTTATGGCCTTAGAATTAATTATCCATCAGTAACACCTAATAATTCTGATAATTGGCTTATATATTGTGATGATTCAAGTACAGTTAGATTTAGAATTGCTTCAAATGGGAATGTTCAAAATCAAAATAATTCTTATGGTGCTATTTCAGATATAAAACTGAAAGAAAACATAGAGGATTCATCACCTAAACTAGAAGACTTGATGAAGGTGAAGGTTAGAAACTATAATCTGATAGGCGAAAATACAAAACAAATAGGGGTAATTGCTCAAGAATTGGAAGAGATATTCCCTGCAATGATTGATGAATCTCCTGATAAAGATAAAGATGGAAATTATTTAGGTACTACCACAAAGTCAGTAAAATATTCGGTCTTTGTACCTATGCTTATTAAGGCAATGCAAGAACTTAAGACAGAGTTAGACGAATTAAAAAATAAGAACTAATGAGCAAGAATACTAATTTATCATTCCTAACAGACTTCTTAACAGCTGACATTGTCAACTCTAGAGTGGGCATGAATAATGTTTCCCCACAATCTACTTTTGATGTAACAGGAACTGGTAAGTTTAGTAGTTATGTTATTGTTGACGGAACAATATATGCCAATGATGGAGTACAAGTAGCACAAGTAGGCACTGCATTACCAACGAATTTAAAAAATGTTAGTGGTGATGGTATAGTTAGTTTTGGTTCAAATTTCTTAGGATTCAATGGGAATAATAATTTATATTTTTCTGGAAACAGTAAAGGCTATTGTGAATTTGCATTTAACAATGCAGGCGGTGGCAGAACATATACTTTCCCAAGTTCATCAGGAACTGTAGCTCTTGTTGGAGGGTCTGGAGTAGGAACAGTTACAAGTGTGGCTGCTTTAACTCTAGGCACAACAGGTACAGACCTATCAAGTACAGTTGCAAACTCAACAACAACTCCTGTAATAACCTTAAACGTACCTACAGCTTCTGCTACTAACAGAGGTGCTCTGAGTGCTGCTGATTGGACTACATTTAACAACAAGGCCCCTTCAGTTGCTGGTGGATATTTGCCTTTATCAGGAGGAACTTTGACAGGGCCATTAATCGGAACTACTTCTATTTTTGGTTCAGCTTTTGCATCAAATCAAACAAGCAAAGTAGGCATTGGCTTTGATTCAGGCTAT